CCTGTCCTGGTTGCAATGGAAAAATTTTATGAACCAATGACAGACTTTACAGAAGAGGAGGTCCGCCCAGGTCAGACCGAGGTTAGCTTGTTTGAGCAAGTATGCGATGATATTGTGCAAACCTGGTTTGATGCTGGTGCGGAATTCGAAGATGTTGAAGATGATGTCGTGATCAATGGTGATGATAACTTTGATAAATTGATCATGGACACATCTGAAGGTTATCCCTATGTGCTTGAAAGGACACATGGGGAAAAAGGAAAAACTCGATATTTCGAGGGTGGACCTGGAGCTTACACTTTAAAGCCTGGCACTTCCGTGTATAACGATTATCACAGATTGCAAGAGGAGGTACAGGTTGAAGGGGGTATCCCTGAGATGGTTTGCATTGAGTGCCCAAAAGACGAATTGCTTGTGGAGCGTAAGGTTCTGCAAAAACTTGGCACTCGAAACTTCGAGATATTGGAATTGCCCAAAAACATGCTTTTCAGAAAGAAATTTTTGCATTGGGCTTTATTCCTTTCAGATATGCGATGGTGCCTGCCGTGTCAGGTGGGCATCGTTGTTCAGGGGCGTGAATGGGGGCTCCTGATGGATCGTCTTGCTGCGAAGAATTCGGTTGCTTACAACTGTGATTATTCTAAGTTTGATGGTCTCATGTCTTGTCAGGTGTTGGATGCTATAGGGAAAATGGTAAATAAATGCTATTCCAACACTAACCCCAATTTAAAGAAGAAGGGGAAGGGTGAGCTGCCCGGTAGCCCTCCCCAATTAGCTAGGCATAATTTGTTAATGTCCATTTTTGGTAGAAAGTGCTTAGCTAGATCCCAAGTTTTTGAAGTTCGGGGTGGGATCCCGTCGGGGTGTGCACTTACCGTATTGTTAAATTCTGTATTTAATGAAATTCTCATACGGTATGTGTATAAAACAGTAATTCCATCACCAGAGTTTAATCGCTTTGAAACTTTTGTGACTCTGGTGGTATATGGTGATGATAACCTCATTGCAGTTGACCCTTCAATGGAAAAAATTTTTACTGGTGAGGTTATTAAGAAGACATTGGCGAGGAAGAAAATCACTATTACTGATGGTAGTGATAAGTTATCTCCTGTGCTAGAGGCAAAACCACTCGCGCAGTTAGATTTTCTTAAGCGTTCCTTCCTCATTTCTGATTCGGGGCAGGTCATGCCAGCGTTAGATAGAACTTGTATATATTCATCTTTGCTATATCTACGCTCGGCTGATTGTGATCCAATACCTCTCTTGCACCAGAATGTGCAAAATGCTTTGCAAGAGCTGTATTACCGCCAAGATCGGGACGAGTTTGATAATCTCCGTACCTTTTAT